AGATGGTGATAATATTACCTTTGAAAATGACTCAACATCAATCGGTGAGAACATTGCACTAGAGAATGAAGCAGACACAGGTATCACTGCATACCTCATACAAGAAACCTATATAGTAGGAGATAGTAATACAACTAAAACTGCTCCATTGGAGCAAAACGAAATGTTTGATACATTAGATGATAACATATTAGACTTTACGGAGAGAAATCCGTTTGGTGATGCTGGAGATTAATTATGCTAGGAACACAATTCTACCATGAAACAATGCGAAAAGTCGTAGTTTCTTTTGGTACAATATTTAACAACATAAACATTGTAAGAAAAAACAATAGTGGAACAATCATTCAAAAAATGAAAGTACCACTTGCATATGGGCCTAAACAAAAGTTTTTAACAAGACTTGATAATGACCCATCTTTAAAAAATAAAGTTGCAGTCACTTTACCAAGAATAGGTTTTGAGATTTCTAATCTTGCATATGACCCTGTAAGAAAACTAAACAGAGTACAAAAGTTTAAGAAAGTTAAATCAAGTGATTCAAATAAGTTAGATGTACAGTATATGCCTGTACCATACAATTTAGATTTTACTTTGTATGTCATGGCAAAGAACTCTGATGATGCGTTACAGATTGTAGAACAGATACTTCCATACTTTCAACCAGACTATACGATTACAATAAACGATATGGCTGATATGGGTATCAAAAGAGATGTTCCAATTATATTAGGTTCTGTAAGTTACGAAGATAGTTATCAAGGAAACTTCGAAGAAAGAAGAGCAATTATTTACACTCTTACTTTCACTGCAAAGTTTTATCTATACGGCCCTGTTACTTCTGATAAGGTTATTAGAACTGTACAAGTTGACCAATACACTGATACAAAAGTTAACGCACCAAGTAGAGAACAGAGATACACAGTTACACCAAATCCAGCAAGTGCAGATGCAGATGACGATTTTGGTTTTAATGAGTCAACCTCTTTCTTTGAAGATGCAAAGAACTTTGACCCAGAAAGTGGAACAGATAAGTAATGCCTTTTTCTAAAGATATATTAGCTGGTTCATCTGGACAAGGTGGTGGTAGTGGTTTTTATGATTACCAGATAGAACAGTCAGCTAGGTTTGATAGAGCAGATAATTCTGGATTACAATGGGGAGGGACAGGTTCAGATACACTTGGAACTCCTACTAATTCTGATAAATATACTTGGAGTGGTTGGTTAAAAAGAAGTTCACTAGGAAATCTTTATATGAATGTTCTTCATGGTCATACTGGAAGTAATGGAATAAATTCTGCATTTGACCATAGTGCTGGTGATGATACTTTTGGTGTTGGTACTTCAGCAGGTGTAGAAGGTGGTGATACAAGTGGAGTATTTAGGGATATATCAGGCTGGTTTCATTTAGTTATAGCTTGGGACACCACAGACGGAACTAATGCTAATAGATTAAAAGTTTATGTAAATGGAAGTGAGGTAGATTCATTTGATGATACTCTTTCACAAAACTTAGATGTTGCATATAATGTTTCTGGTAATAGACATTATATAGGAAGAAATAAAGCTGATGGATATAGTTTTGATGGATATATGGCAGAAATAAATTCAATAGATGGACAACAACTTACTCCAACATCTTTTGGCGAATCAAAGAACGGAATTTGGATACCTAAAGACACTGCTGATTTAACTTTTGGAAATAATGGCTACAGGTTAAAATTTGAAAACGCAAGTGCTTTAGGCAACGATAGTTCTGGAAACAATAATGATTTTGGGGTACATAATATGGGCGCTGACCATCAAGTGCTAGATAGCCCAACATTTGGCTCATAGGAGAGAATAATGGCAAGTAGTGGAAATTTTGGTTTATTTAATCCTTTAGCGAATACACAAGCTGGGTTATCTTATGCTGATAGTGTATATTCTGAAGGTAATAGTAGATTTAGAGGTAATACTGGAGGTACAGCAACTACTCAATTAACGCATGGTCTTTCTAGTGGAAAATGGTATATGGAATTTTATATTGATGGTAGTCCAGCAGGTGGATTTCCTATGATTGGAATAGTTGCTTCTGGAGTAAATTCTAGTACATTACAAAATACAAGTAATGCTGCAGCTTCGACTATTACTTCAGATTTACAAACTGTTAATGGAACAAAAAGAGTTTTTGGTTCTACAAGTAGCACAAGTTATGGTTCTGGTTTTTCTGATGAAGATATATGCCAAATGGCAGTAGATATTGACAATGGAAAAATATGGTGGGGAAAAAATAATACTTTTTTTGCAAGTGGCAACCCAGCAACAGGAAGTAATGAAGGAGATACTTTTACTGCTGGTACAGAAATGATGGTGTTCGTAGGTTCTTATAGTGGAGCAGCATATACTGTAGTCAATACTGGACAAGATGACACTTTTGGAGGAAGAGAAACTGCAGCTGGTAATGCTGATGGTAATGATAGAGGGGCCTTTAAATACTCGCCACCATCAGGTTTTTTAGCAGTATGTTCGGCTAACTTACCTATATCAGAAAATATAGACCCAGCAGAAACAGATGACGACTTTCCTGCTAAGAATTTTAATACAGTTATTTGGACTGGTAATCAAACAGATGATAGAGCAGTGACTGGAGTTGGTTTTAAGCCTGACCTCGTGTGGCTCAAACAAAGAGCAAGTTTTTCAAATCCCGGCATACTTACTGATTCGTCAAGAGGTGCTACAAAAAGAATAGAGTCATATGCTGCTGTAGCAGAAGCAACAGATTCAGATGGTTTAAAATCTTTTACTAGTGATGGTTTTACTCTTGGTACTAATGACAAATATAATTGGACTAATACTCATACTTATGTTGCGTGGTGTTGGAGAGTAAATGGAGGGGTGACGAGCTCCAATACAAATGGTTCAATAACTACTACAGTACAAGCAAACACTGCTAGTGGTTTTAGCATTATGACTTATACAGGCACAGGAAGTAATGCTACGATTGGACATGGACTATCAGCTAAACCAGATTTTATACTTATCAAAAGAAGAAGTTCTGAACAGACTTGGGGAGTTTATCATACGAGTTTAGGAGCTACAAAATATCTTGCTTTAAATCTTAATGGTACAGCAGGTACTGATAGTGCTTTTTGGAATGATACAGAACCTACTACCTCTGTTATAACTATAGGCACTGAAGGTAGAGTAAATCAAAATACTGGAACTTATGTTGCGTATGCGTGGCATTCAGTTGAAGGCTATAGTAAGTTTGGAACTTACGAAGGCAACGGCAATGCAGATGGAACATTTATATACATGGGATTCAGACCCAGATTATTTGTAACGAAAAAATTAGGCACTGATAATTGGATAGTAATAGATTCTGAAAGAGAAACTTTTAACGTAATGGGAGAAAAAGTTTTATTATGGGATACTAATGATGCAGAATTTGACCCTGGCAACGTGAATTTAGACTTTGTTAGTAATGGGGTGAAAATGAGAAATACTGATGGTAAAATTAATGCTAATGGAACTGAATATGTTTACATGGCATGGGGCGATGTTCCGTTTAAGTATAACAATGCTTTCTAGGTATAAATAGAGGTAGGAGAAAAAAATGGGTAACGCAAGAAATCTTGCAGACTTATTGTCTGGGGGTGATAGCCAACTTACAGCTGCAGATATAGATGATAATTCTATTACTGCTGATAAACTTGCTAATAGTGCTGTTACGAATGCAAAAATATCTAACTCTACAATAGATGCAACTACAAAATTAACAGGTGCTATTCCCATTGCAAATGGTGGTCATGGATTAACTGGTTTTGGTTCTTCTGGAAGTGCTTTAATTGTAAATGATGCTGGAACTGCTTTTGAATTTGGAACAGCAGCTGCTGATTTAACTCCTCTACAAAAAGACATTGCTATACTTAATTTAACAGATAATATTGCTCAAAGTAGAGGTTATCATAATTTATCAAGTATTGTAACAGATACTTTTGAAAATACGGATAATACAGGAAACAATACAAATGTTACATTGCAAACTGGTGGTATGGCTGTAAATGGAACTGCAACTGGAAGTTTTCAAAGTACTTCAACAACGATAACAAATGCAGTTACAGAAATGTCTTGTGTTATACTATATAAAAATACAACTGGTACAGCAACATTAAATACGGATTTAAAAGTAAGTTTGTCTGCTAATAATGGTAGTAATTTTACTCAAGTAACTTTAACTGCAGCTGGAACTGGCACTGTAAGCACTGGACAAATTACAGCAGTTTCTAATAAAGTTACTGTAACGAGTGGGACACAGGTTAGATACAAAGTAGAATATGCAAATCAAGGTGGTAGCAAAAGCACAAGAGTACAAGGTGTAACAATTATATACTAAGGAAAAAAATGGGAAACGCAAGAAATTTAGCAAGTTTATTATCCACTGACGACAAAGTTAAATCAGATGATATTGCAGATGGTTCAATTAATGCAGATAAGTTAGCAGGTTCAATTACTGGTGCAAAATTTGCTGACAGTGCTGTTGATGTTACATCAAAAGTTACTGGAACATTAGGAACTTCAAACGGTGGATTAGGACTTACATCTTTAGGTTCTGGTGGACAAGCATTATTAGTTAATAGTGGAGGAACAGCATTTGAATTTAGTGCTGTAACTTCTGATTTAACAGAACAACAACGAGATATAGCTCTTCTTGCATTGAACGATACTATACAACAATCAAGAGCATCACACGAACTTACGTCAAATTTAAATGATGCTTATACTAATACTGACAATGTTACAAGTTTAAGTAGTGTTTCTGTTTCTGGTGGAAAGTCTAAAACCTCTAGTGCTCTTTCTGGAACTACTGTTTATATAAATCCTTGGATTACATCAGGAACTTTTACTTCAATTGATAGTGCTTCTACTCCTAGTTTTACAATAAGTTCGCCTGGCACAGGTGCATGGGAAAGTGGTGGTTCTAATTTTACTTATGTTGACCATACGTCTTCAGCTCCAGGCGGTGGTGGATATTATATAGTACCACAAGGAACAACATATAATTGGGCAACAACAAAGGTAACATGGACTGCACAAGTAGTTACAAAAGCTGGTGGTGGTGGAGGTGGTTGGAATATGCAAATCACAAAAGCTGCACCTACTATTTGGACTGCTTATAATTCAGGAAGAAACCATACAGGTGGATATGACCCTAACATGGGTTTTAGCAGTGGTACTGCTAGTGTTGGTTGGCAAATAAGGTTTACTTACTCACCACTAGAAGACCAAAATAGTATTACACAAGAAAAAAGAAATAGTAATAGTGGAACTTGGACTAATATTAACCAAGCAACTGGAAATGGTTTTAATTCTGGTTGGTCAACACTAGATGTTGCTACTTCTGGATTAGTATATGCTGGTTATTCTTTTAAAGATGCAAATCCAAACTGGACAATAAGAAATTGGTTTGCAGTAGAAACAGGTGCTCAAAATGCATCAGGTAGTTATCAATCTACGGCAACAACAATATCAAGTGCAGTAACTCAAATGGGTGTTGTAGCATTAGTTAAAAATGCAGCTGGTTCGGCAACATTGAATACAGATATAAAAATTTCTGTTTCTGCTAATAATGGTACTAATTTTACTCAAGTGACTTTAACATCTACAGGTCAAGTTCTTTCAACTGGTTTGAATACAATTATATCTGATAAAGTTACTGTTACAAGTGGAACACAATTAAAATATAAAGTAGAATTTGCAAATCAAAGTGCTTCTAAGTCAACAGAACTTCATGGTATTTCATTAATCTATTAGGAGAAATTATGTCAAGTGCAAGAAATTTAGCAAACTTATTGTCTGGTGGTGCAACAACAATTGCAACAGCAGATGTAGCTGATAGTGCAATAACAAATGCAAAACTACAAGACGGTATAATTACATCTGGAAAAATAGCAAGTGGTACAGTAAACTTGTCAAGTAAACTTACTGGTGCTGTTCCTATTGCAAATGGAGGCACAGGACTTACAAGTTTAACTGCAAATAAAGGTGTTATTGTTAATTCAGGTGGTGATGGTTTAGAATATGGTGACGTGGCTGCTGACGTAAAACCAGTGCAAAGAGATATAGCATTATTAATGTTAAACGATAGTATAGAACAAAACAGAGTAAAATTTACTGGTATTAATATAACTGCTGATATTTATCAAGATGCAAATAGTATTACAAGTTTAACAAACACTTCTAGAAACGCAAGTGAGTTTGTGAGTATTACAGATGTTAGTGCAAACGCAACAGGTAGTTATGAATCTACTGCAACAACAATATCAGCTGCAGAAACTAAAATGTCTTGTACTGTATTATATGCAGATACAGCTGGTACAGCAACACTAAATACAGATTTGAAAGTAAGTTTGTCTGCTGATAATGGTAGTAATTTTACTCAAGTAACTTTATCTTCAACAGGTAATACTTTTTCTAGTGGAGTTAAAGTTGCAGTTTCAAATGAAGTAACCGTAACGAGTGGAACTCAAGTTAAATACAAAGTGGAATTTGCAAACCAAAGTGGTAGTAAAACAACAAGAGTTCATGGTATTGCAATGGTGCATTAATAATGAGTAAAACAAAAGACATAATAGATGAAGCACTAGGTGCAGTAGAACTTGCAAAGTCCGAACCTGTGCAAAAGAAAGTTATACCAAGACCTAAAGAAAATAACGAAGACCT